TGGTTAATGCATATTAATATTTTTCCAAGAGAAAATGTTAATTTACCCATATTCGGTTTAGATATTGTAGCTAATCCAAAAAAAAATCTCAGGGTGTTTCTGTGACTATTCTCCTATTACTGGTGGCCACCACCCTTATCTAGATAAATTTAGTTACGAGACTGAGGGGTTAACATGGACCCGAGCTAGAGTCATGCCTGATTGGGCTATGGAAATCTTCAGCCCTAATATTGTTGGTGCAGGTAGTATTCGTGAAGGTGAAGAAACAGAACAACTCTGTAGTATGGCTTATAATCTTGCATCGTTTTATTGTATGGAAATGAATAATCCAACCTACGCTAAAGACAAAGAACTCAACACACTTGAAGCACAAAACAAATATTGTCGTAATCAGAAAATGAATAAGATGCTACATAGCTCAATCCTTGCAATGGGAATATCCGAAGAGCGTAAAAACCAATATGTAGAGAATGTTTTATTTGAAGAAGTATAACTTCTGTCTAAGTATTTCCAACCATTATTGCTTTGCGAAGAGCAAGAACTTTTTATTGTATAAATATATTATACGTTCATCTCAATAGAGACGGAAGTAGTCATGATGACGAAGGAACGCAATCTTTTCGGAGATTGACATGACTAAATATCAAACAATGGTCTTTAAGCATTCTGTTAAACGAGACCTACAGAGAGTAGTCAACACTCTAAAAGCCAAGAGAGAAGATAAGTCAAGGTACAACTTTCCTAGTGAAAACAAATTACCTGACTACATTGCTAAAAATCCTTGGTACTAAAAATAATTGTTGACAAACACGGTTAAACGTGTTATAATATATGGGCTTATTGGGAAATAGGCCCATTTTTTTATCCACAAAAATATTAAAAACGTGTTGACAATACATTGCTTTTAGTATATAATAACAGGAAATTATGACAAAAAAACAAAAACCAGGAGATAGTGATATGTCCGTTGTCGCACTGACACCAGATAAGATACACCATGAAATTTCTTCTAAATTATCAAAGGGTGTACCATATATTGATGCTCTTGTAGATTTTGCAGAAAAGAACAACTTAGAAATAGAGACCATAGCTCAAATTGTAAAGAAAAGCTCAATTCTTAAAGAAAAAATTAGAACTGAAGCTGTAGGTTTGAAAATGGTTAAACAAGAAGAAGAATCCACACTGAATGAACACATTGATAAATGACCAAGGATTTGAAACTTACATTAAATATCTAGCACTGAAAAAACATTTTACATCTGACGGCTATGACTATCATAAATATAATGGTAAAGTCAGAGCTTCAATGGATAAGTTTCGTACTAGACCTGATGCATATAGTTTTGCAAAACTGTCAAAAAAAGACGATGTAGTGAACTTTATGCTCGCAAACTTTATAAATAATCCAAATATCTGGATTCGCCAATTACTCGATTATGAGGCTGAAAATAGATATTTAAACTGGAGGAAAAAGATTGAGTCATTGACTTATACTTTTAAATCCGAGCTGAAAAATCTAGATGAAGATTGGACAGCTAATTTTATATCAAGGGATGGTCAACATCCTTACATTATGACTCAGTATAACCAGAGGAAGATTTCTCTAGAGACCTTCACCATTCTGGTACATGCTGCCAATATTTTTGACTATTGGGGTGAAAAAATTGTTGACAAAATAATCTCACATGATATAATAAGACTCTCTAGAAAGTATAAACCCTTTCTAGTTTATGATGAACGGAAGTTTAAGGACATTATACGTGACCACTTCCAAACTTAATAAAACGCTATATAACGCTATACAAGGAGAAAACTATTATGGCAACTACAAACTTTGCTTCGCTTAAGAAGAATCGTACGAAGTCACTCGACGCGCTAAACGCACAGCTCGATAAGATTTCAACCAAATCATACCAAGACCCAAACGAGGGTAAATTCTGGAAACCAACAAGAGATAAAGCTGGTAATGGCTTTGCGATTATTCGTTTCCTACCTGCTCCAAATAATGAGGAGATGCCTTTCGTAAGAATTTGGGACCACGGGTTCCAAGGACCTACAGGGTTATGGTATATCGAAAACAGCTTGACTACTATCAACCAAGACGACCCAGTATCTGAATACAACTCTAAGTTGTGGAATTCTGGTGTCGATGCTGATAAAGACCAAGCTCGTAAACAAAAGCGTAGATTGAAGTATACTTCAAATATCTATGTTGTCAAAGACCCAGCAAACCCAGAGAATGAAGGGAAGGTCTTTATGTACTCATTCGGTAAAAAGATTTTTGATAAGTTAAACGACTTGATGAATCCTACCTTTGAAGATGAAGAACCAGTAAATCCATTCGACCTATGGGAAGGTGCTAATTTCAGACTTAAAATTCGTAAGTTCGAGGGTTACCCGAACTATGACAAATCAGAGTTTGATGCACCTGCACCGCTATTAGATGACGATGCAGAACTTGAACGTGTTTGGAACCAAGAGCATTCTTTACAAGCTCTTACAGACCCTTCTAACTTTAAGTCATACGATGAACTCAAGCAAAAACTCTACAGAGTTCTTGACCTTGCAAATGAAACTCAAGAGGTTTCAGCACCATCACCGTATGAGGCAGAAGACAACGATGACCTTGATATTTCAAGCTCAATCAGAGAAGCTGCACCAGCTCCAGTAGCTGAAGCAGAAACTACATCACAAGTAGATGACGATGACGACGACCTTTCAATTTTTAAGGAACTTGCACGTAACTAATCTAAGGTGGGGGCTCTCGGGTCCCCATATTTACAGGAGAAAGTATGTCAATTAAACCAACAATAGATATGTCAAATTTTGACTTTGGCTTTACAGCCATGACAGAAGATGAACTGTCAGTCGTACAAGAAACTAAAGCTCAAGCAGAGTCTGCATCAGCATCAGCTGAAGAGGCAACACAAAGAGCTCAAATTATGTATGAGGCAATCATTCCATTGTTAAACAATCTCAAAGCAAATCCGGAAAAAGATTATATCTATTGGCCGAATCGTTATGAGAAACTTGACGCTTTTGCAGATAAACTACATCAAATTCTTAGCGGAGAATAATTATGAGTCTACTTGACAAAATGTTGAAGGCGGGTTCAGTCAAAGGGTCGACTGTACTATCAAAAAGTTCCTTCTTTAATACCAAAGACCCAATACAAACAGAACTACCAATTGTGAATATCGCATTCTGCGGTTCTCTCAATGGCGGTTTACTTCCAGGTTTAACTGTAGTAGCTGGTGAATCAAAGAGCTTCAAAACTCTTTTAGGCCTCTATTGCATGAAAGCTTATTTAAACAAATATCCAGATGGTGTTGCAATCTTATATGATTCTGAGTATGGTATTACTCCAGAATATCTTGAAAGCTACAACATTGATACTGACCGTGTTATTCACGTTCCAATCGAAGACGTCGAGCAATTAAAGTTTGACTGCACAAATCGCTTGAACGAGATTGACAAAGGAGATAAAGTCTTTATAATGATTGACTCTATTGGTAACCTTGCTTCCCGTAAAGAAGTTGATGATGCCTTAAATGAGAAATCAGTTGCTGATATGACGAGAGCAAAACAGCTTAAATCATTATTCAGAATTGTTACGCCTAAGCTAACAGGTAAAGACATTCCAATGATTGCTATCAACCACACTTATAAAGAAATTGGTCTGTTCCCTAAGAACATCGTTTCAGGTGGTACTGGTATTTACTATTCAGCAAACCAAATCTTTATTATTTCTAAATCTCAACAGAAAGAAGGTACTGACCTTGCAGGGTTTAAGTTCACTATTAATATTGAGAAATCTAGGTATGTTAAAGAAAAAGCTAAACTACCATTTACCGTATTATATGACACAGGTATCCAAAAGTATTCAAGTCTGTTTGACCTCGCACTTGAATCTGGACATTTGACAAAAGCTAATCAAGGATGGTATAATTTAGTTAATATGGACACAGGTGAAATCATTGAGCCTAAGCGTAGACTGAAAGATATTGAAGCAGACAATGAGTTCTTTGAAGGACTGATTTCTGACCCAAGGTTTAATGAATACGTTGAGAAAAAATTCAAATTAACTACATTAGAAATGGGAGATGCTGAAGATGATAGAGAAGACGATACTATCGAATCTGATACTGAATGAGGAATATAGCCGAAAGGTTTATCCTTATCTCAAAGATGATTATTTTGATGACTTGTCTTATCGTAAAATCTTCAACACCGTTACGGAATATGTAGAGCAATACAAAGAGCCTCCCACAATAGAGGCTCTTAAGCTCTCACTCGAAAAGCGTAAAGACCTTAACGAAGACACTTACAAAACAATTCATGAGTTGTTAAGTGAGTTCGAAGTTGATAAAACAACTAATCCACAGTTCTTGCTTGACGAAACAGAAAAGTTTTGCCAAGATAAAGATTTATATAACAGCATTCGTAAAAGTATTAACATACTTGACGGACAAGATAATGTTAACGATAAAGGTAGCATTCCAAAATTACTATCCGATAGTTTGGGCATCAGCTTTGACTCAAGTGTTGGCCACGACTTTTTAAATGACTATGAAGATCGTTACGAACATTACCACAGAAAAGAAGAGCGGATTCCGTTTGACATTGATATTCTAAACAAAATTACCAAAGGTGGTTTACCTCGTAAATCAATGACAGTATTACTTGCTACGACGGGTGGTGGTAAATCATTACTCAAATGTCACATGGCAGCTAATCATTTGATGTATGGTAAAAATGTTCTCTATATTACTATGGAAATGGCAGAAGAAGAAATCGGCCGACGTATTGATGCGAACATTATGGATATTACAATGGACGAAGTCAATGAGATTCCAAGAGATGTTTATGAAAAAAGGCTCAACAGATACAAAACTAAAACCACTGGTAAACTTGTCATTAAAGAGTATCCTACTGGTTCTGTGCATTCTGGTCACTTTAGACACTTACTAAATGAGCTTGAACAGAAGAAAAACTTTAAACCCGATGTAATATTCCTTGATTATCTTAATATTTGTGCTTCATCTCGTGTAAGAGGTGCTGCAGCATCAAGTAGTTATAACCTTGTTAAGAGTATTGCTGAAGAGGTTCGTGGCCTTGCGATGGAGTTTAACTGTGCACTTGTAACATCATCTCAGTTCAACCGTGATGGCTACGGCAACTCTGATGTTGACCTTACAAATACATCTGAATCTATGGGTATTACTCATACTGCTGACTGCATTCTTGGTCTTATAACATCTGAACGGCTTGATGAGCTTGGGCAACTTATGCTTAAACAATTAAAGAATCGTTGGGGCGATATCAGTTGGTATCGTAGATTCCTTGTTGGTATTGATAGAGCAAAGATGAAAATCTATGAACTCGAAGAAAGTGCTCAAAACAATATTAACCTTGACGACAGTTCCGGAGGTGGCTCGGGAAAAAAGAAAGTGATTGATGATGGCCCTGTGTTTGACAAGACAGACATCGGTCAACGATTAAGCAAGAAAAAGAAAGGTGTATTCAGCGACGCTCATTTAATTTGATTTTTATAAATAACTGAAACACCATATTTTTAATAAAGGTATTATGAAAAGTTTTAGTTCATTTGCAAAAAATAGACTTCAATCTATAGAAGAAAAGCTTAAAGTCTCTGATGGCTTAGGAGCCTGGATTGATGACTTTCAAAAAAGCGATGCACCTCAATTTAAAGGCGCTGATAAAGAAAAGCGTCGTAATATGGCCATTGCTGCATTTACTTCTGCTGGTGGAAAGTTAGAATCCACTAAACCTACAAACGAAGAACGATCAATAAATCTTAGTTTTGGTAACTATTCTGGTTTAATAGAAGCAGCAATTGATACTCCAGATTATAAAGGAGATGATGTCTCGTTTGCTTTAGATGTTTTATCCAAAATTGATAATGGTATTTCAACTATCGATGCTGCTATTGAAGTAGACAATCGTAGTGGCAAATCCAATGGTTCAAAACTTGGTCTATTCGCTATTATGCCTGGCGATAAACGTGTTAAATGGGCAACATTAGCAAGACAAATTATTGCCGATACTCCAGATTTAGAAGAAGGTCCTACTCCAGCTGCTGATAGAATGGATAAAGATATCACAGTGAAACACAAAGATATGAAACGTTATATCTATGTTAATTGTAGACCTGATGGAAAAAGAAGTAAAGCAGGAGATGATCCTAACGAATTAATGACAGCTGCTTTATGTCTTAAATCAAAATTAGTTGCACCAAAAACAGTTGAAGAAATGGACGAACTTATTCAATTCGTTAAGCTTAATTTAAAGAAAGTCAAAGGTGCTGCTCCAGGTCAAATTGCAAGTTTAGACGGACAAGATTATGTTAATCTTTGTCAAGCAGTATCAGCTGCTTTATCTATGCACAAAAATGGTTATGGTAATGCCGATATGGTATATCTTACTGGTCAGGCCTGGGATAATGATGTAAAACAATTTCAAATTACAAAACACGGAATGAAGGACTTTAATAGTTCTGACTTTATTATTAAAAAAGGTAATAACTTCTGTGGTGTATCTCTTAAAAAGAAAAAGAGAATTACAGAAGCAGATCCAACATTAATTAATAAATCATTTAGTACTTTATTCCAAGATCGTAAATTTGATAAGCTTATGGCACAACTTGATAGAAGTGCTGCAGCGTTTTATATTCAAGTTATTAGAGAAGCAGGTCGTAATCCTGCTAAATGGAAAATTCCACCTGCTGTAGTAAAAGACATTAAAGCAAATGAAAGAAAATTAAACATTAATAATT